TGTTCAGAAACCAAGAGGTAACATCCTCACAGAGTTTCTTAGAATAACCGTATCCAGAATGGTAGATGCTAGACATGTGCCCCAGTGTAGAAACCAAATGAATGAACTAATGAATAAAAGTTTCTCCTTACTTGTCATTCTCCTCCAGATAATGAGCGGTGGCAAAGTGATCAACAATGATGTCACATACCAGGCAAACAGTTTCTTCATCTACATTATTCATCCGCAGAACATCAGCAACCTCCATCTCAATAGCAGCAGAATGTAGATAGTCACCCACACTATATGAGCAACCAATATCATTTTGTGACCTATTCAGTTGTTCAATAGCGAAGCAGGACATAATTGTCTCTCAACTGTTATCAGTATACAACAAAAAAGAGGGGCGGAAACCCCTCTTGTGACACTTATTTACTTGTCCACTATCTTTACGGATCGTATGTTTCTACTGCTACATCAGACAATGCTGGATCATCGTAATAGTATTCTTCATAATAAAATGAAGTCTCGTCATCACTTTCTTGGACATCTATGCCCATGATGTGAAAGAACTCCTCCTCATTCATGATACTTTGTAGTCTCCCAGATTCTCCACGTAGACATCATTTACCTGCTCATTTCCTTCCAGTTGCAGGAGTTTTTCCCACTCCCATCGTGACGGTGGTTCACTCGCTGTGCCGTCAATCATCACGTCTAAAGTAAGACGATAGCGAGTAAGTTTCTTAGAAAGTGTTGCCATGAGAGACTCCGGTGATAGTGGTTCTAGTTTACTTTGATTGAGTATTTTTGTCAAGAAGTGATGCTTGACGCTCAATCTCACATTTGAGTTTCCACAAATGTCTTTGCAAATAGGTAGTATAATCCAGTTTCTCACTTAACTTAAACAGGTTATCTACCTGTGAATGAAATGACCACAGGTTAAACCTTCTTTTCTCTTCATCCGTATATTTATGAGAGTTACCAAAGTTTTGTAACATTAGAACTCATTTAGTAGTTTTTTGGTCTCAGAATCAAACTCCTCCACTATACCTGTGGGGTTCCAATCGTTCTCGGTAGACTCTAGAAATGCCTCCCAATCATCATTTTCGATCTCACGAATGTCAAAAGTTTCGTAATCCATTAGTCAATAAACTCCCTGAAGGTGGTTGCAATTTGTTTGAGTTGTTTCCTATCTTCTTTAGAAAAAAGATCGGAAGGATATTCTGCACTGAGAAGCAGAGTAGAAAATTCAGACCATTCGAGTGTAATACTCTTGCCTGAATAATCATCGTGGATTGTGAAATTATTCACAGAACTCCATTACATAAAAGGGAATAGACACACCGAGGTTGTTAGTCTTGACAAGCACATCTTCGATATACTTGTCAAGTTCCTCTGACATTTGGTCATCACGATAATAGTCCGGGATGCCAACCGTAATCTCGACTTCCTGGGTCATGATAACCTCCTAAACATGTTAATAATTATACAGGATGTTTTG